CAAGGCTTTTTCTGCTCATGTGTTATCCGTGGACTACTGCGCGATACTGTCCTGCGGTAGGGGCAACTGAAAACAGAAGAGTAACTGTGTTGACTGTGGTGTGCTGAATATCGCACACAACTTCGTCGTAAGTAGACGCAGCATCGTATACACCAACAGTTACATCGCGGGTGTTTAAGTTGTGAGTAACAGTAATTGAAGTAGCTGTTCCATCGCCAATAGCTACTGCATATTTACGAACAACTACTGCGGTATCAATTGCAACATCGTTAGCATTAACGGTAATACCTGTACCAGCACCTACGTCAAGTGTGTTAGCAGTCTTAGTTAAACCAGCACCAGCTGTAATCTGACCTAGGCCAGTAAACTGAGTAAAAGTTAAAGCTGTTGTTCCTACTGTTACTGTTCCATTGTTTGTTAGAGTGTAACCAGAGTCTGCGTTTGCAGTTCCTTCTTCTACAAACACTGCAAAAGAAGCGGTAATTTCAGCTGAGGTATCTGCATCAGTTCCTCGTGTAGGAGCACCTGTTGCGTTTACTGTGTAAATACCATTTTCAGAACCAGTTGCCTGGTCTTTAATAAGGATACGGTCACCAGTAGCAAGTGTTACGCCATCAATAACTTGACCGTTAGCAAAAGATGTAGCAAGAGTTCCAGCCACAGTTGTAGCTGCGCGTACTGATGCTTTCCAATCAATACCAACAACTGCTGCATCAACGTATCGCTTGTTAGCAGCATCTTGTGCGTTAGTTGGGTCTGCAAGATTTGTAATCTTCTGGTTGTTAAGGTCAACAGAAGCAGTAGCAAGAGCAAAGTCATGAAGCTTGTTTTCTACAAGAGCTACGGTACCTGTAGCATTTGGAAGAGAAATTGTTCGTCCAGCAGTTGGGTCAACTACTGTAAGAGTTGTTTTATTAGCATCAGCTGTGGCGCCATCAAAACGGATTGAGGCGGTAGAGGCAATATCTACAACGCCAGTAAAAGTTGGACTAGCAAGAGGGGCTTTTAGGTTTAATTGACCTTGGATACCTGAGGTAACGCCATCTACATAGTTGAGCTCAGTAGCGCTTACGGATGTTCCAGCAAGAATGTTGATTTCAGCTGCGGTAGCTGTTACGCCGTTTAGGCCAATAGCTTCAAATGCGGTTCCATTGTAAATGCGCATTTCATTAGCAACGGTGTTGTAGTAAACCTGACCAGCGACAGGAGTAGATGGGTCAGCGGCTAAGTTTTGAATACGAGCATTTTGAAGCTCGTTCTTAGCTAAATCTATGGGCGTTAAAAATTTACGTGCCATTTTTTATGTCTCCTTAGGACAGGTATGCGTTTCCACTAAAAGCAGCCGCAAACGTCAGCAGTACTGTAGCAGGGTTTGGGTAAGAAATCTCGCCTTCAACAATACTACCACTAGAGTCTACTACAGTAACATTGGGGTGAAAGGCCAAATTATGAGAAATGGTCCATGTAGCAGATGGGGTATTTTGGGTATAGATAAAACCTAACTGCGGATCTTCTATACTAGGGTCAGAAAGAACAACGTCAGGAGAATTTATAATGGTAGTGATGTCTGGGATTTCTAGTCCATACATCGGGTTAGGCTGCCAAATTGGGGTCAAATTGTCACCTGCTTTTCTGTGAAGACCTTTCCTGTAGCATACGTTTTAATCTTCCCATCAGAGCCAGTCATTTGAATGTCATAATATGATGTTTTTGGTAGATTAGTTGTAGTAGCTGATGGAAGAGAAATTATTAGTCCGTCTAAAACACTGTTGTTATTTACAGAGTACTTTGTGATAGTAAAGTCCGCAAGTAGTAGTGGACCAATCTGTGCGTAACTGCCTTGTGTATATAGGCGTATCTGTCCTTTAGGGGTAAAGTTGGTAAGATCAAAGCCAAACTGGTACCTCATAGAGAAGTCATCTCCAGAGTACATTGATATGTCTCTTGAAAGTACTGGGGTAGGAGGGGTGATATCTCCGTAGTCTGGCATAGGTAAGTTAACTCTATCTGGTAGAGAGTGATCATCAATCTCCTGTGGGCGATAAACTGGTACGTACCTGTTAGTCAAACGACTAATACGACGAAGAGTTAAAACTTCAATACGATACATACCCACGCCAAGCATTACGCAAAGCTCCTTGTACTGAGCCTTACGTGCTTCTACAATCTGCATTAACTGACGGAAGCGCTCTGATCTAGGTATCTGTACCCCGTCTGGAGACGATATATCAATATCAAATGCGGAGTCTGTAGCTAGGGTATAAAGAGCCATAGTTGAGGCTAGTAGAACTAGTGGGTATTCATCTATAGGGGGAAGCAAAGATACCTGTGGAACTCTTGCCCCATGTGTATCTGTAGTAGTTTTTGCATGCTCAAAAAAAGCAGTGTTAATATAGTAGCTAATCTCTGAGTCAGTAAAATAACGGTAGGCCTGTCCATAGACCTTGATCACTTCATTGTCTGCTGGCATGTAGTTAGTAGCAAAACTTAGTACGCCAACACCTTCTTCAATAGTAGTGTTGGCTGAACGATCTACTGTAGTTGCTGCTCTAACAGCCATTGCTGCCGCATTGGTAACCGCAGTTCCAGTAACCGTACTAGTTACGGTAAATTGAGTAGCTGAACGGGTTGCAATAGTAGCGTTTGTAAGGTTAAACGCATTTGTAGAAAGACCAGCAATAGACACTATCTGTCCTACAGCAAAACTATTAGCTGAGGTATAGGTAACTGTTGTGCCATTTGCAGAGGCTGCTGTAACTGTAGCCGTAACTGCAGGAGTTGTTACTGTAACAACAAGGGAGTATCCTTGTACTGGTGCTTGAGAAAGCTGAAAACGAGAAGTAATTCCATCGCCTGTAAATGTGTCAGTAAATGACCGTGCTATGTCGCCAATCTCTGCTCTTAGTCTTTCTGAGAGCTGTTGTACTGAGGCAGTCATTTATCCTCCATAAAGGTTGTGTTCTAATCATCCATCAAAATACTGGATTAGTCTGTGTAAAAAAGACCCGCTCCGACAGGAGGGCGGTTGTCGGAGCGGGCGACCTAAATAGCGGCATTAAAGCCTATCGTACAAATAACCCTTTTCCTGAAGGTGTGCCGCCACATGCTTCGGTACCTTGTACTTTTTACCGGCTTCAAAATTATAATGGTTGCCGACTCCGATAGTCATCATATTGATGTCTTCTGCAACACGAATTACTGTTGTGTCGTCAGCAAGGGAAACTCCCACGCTTTCAACCTCATCAATAACGGTTGGCTTAGAAAGATCTGTAAGGTCTGTGACCTCATTCTGATCCTTGAAGTTTTGCGTTGCAGTTGCCATAGACATTTCATTTGCACGTTGTGCAAGTTCTTCTGCATGCGCCTTTACTTGTGCTTCACGTTGACGTCCTGTAACGTCAGTAACTTTTGCTTTTGCCACGATGTATGTTCTCCTTGTAGGTTTTGTTTGTGTTGGGGAGCTGGATTTCAAGGCCCAGCTCCCCCTTACTTTAAATTAGTTGGTTTCTGCGATTACTACAGACTGATCTGTGATCAGACCTAGGCCGTAGATTGCATACCAAGCAAGTGCGT